CTCTTCTTCACCCCAAAAGGGGTTTTAGGGTATTGTTTGTTATATTTAGGGTATGAGAGATGTAATTAATGGAAAGACTTACAATACAGAGACCTCAACATTGGTGAAGGCAGTTGTTATCCCAGAGGACTTGACAAATGGGTACACAAGATACAGGAGGGTGAACTTATATTTCAATAAGAAGACTGGTTGGTTCCTGGTGACAAACAAGACAACAGTTGACAATAATTACAATGTGATAGATGTGATAATGTACATCACACCAGTTGAAGTTGATTTTAGTTACAGGTTCAGGGAGAATGTTGACAAGGTGATATAGTTTCTATAATCAATTTCTTTCATGCTTTACTATATATTCTTTTTCATCCAGGATGCTGTTCAGTGTCCTGGTCTTTTTTTTATCCTGAAATCCTTTAGGTGTGAAAGTAAGTAATGGTTGTAACCATTCTATGTTTTCACACCCGAAGGTTTGTTTTTTCAAAATCATTGATTACCTTTGTGCTATGAAAGCATTGGTAATGGTTAGGGCATCCACAGAAGCCCAGAGTATAGAGGATCAGCACAATGAGATGTTGAAGTTCTGTCAGGATGAGGGGTATGATGATATTGTCTTTGTTGAGGACAAGGGTGCATCTGCTATCAAGTTGAATGACCAGTACAGGTTGATGATAGACCAGGTGAAGGATGAGATTGCCAGGGACAGTAGTATCAGGTGTTTTGCAGTGTGGGAGTTATCCAGGGCATTCAGGAATGAGCTGGTGTTCCAGGAGGTGAAGATGTTCCTTGTTGAGAGGAGGGTACAGTTCCTGGTGAAGAATCCTTATTTGAAGTTGTTGAATCCTGATGGTAGTGTGAACAATGGTATGGAGGTGGCTGTCACCTTGATGGCTACCTTGGCCAAGCAGGAGATGGAGTTGAAGAAGGAGAGGTTTCACAGGGCAAAGAGTGCTATGTGGAACCAGGGTAAGTTCATTGGGGGTACTGTGAAGTATGGGTACAGGGTTGATGATGATGGATACATTGTCATTGATGAGGAGAAGGCCAAGTTGGTGAGGATGGTCTTTGATATGTATGCCACTGGCAAGTATTCTGTGAGGTCTTTATATGATGAGCTCATTGAGAGGGGGTATGACATATCCTTTTACTATGTGAACAACATCATATCTGACAGGGCATATCTTGACAGTCCTTATCCCCAGATGGTGAGTCAGGAGTTGTGGGACAGGTGTGAGGAAATCAGGAAGAGGAACTACATCAGTATTCCCAAGGGGAGGAGGTATTGTTTTGGCAGTGGTATCTTCAAGTGTTCTGTATGTGGCAGGGCTATGATTGCAGAGGGACATCAATACAGGTGTTGGCATCACAACAAGTACAGTAGTCCTCCACACTGTGACAATGGACTTACAATCAGGGTTGAGAACCTTGATGGGTTGTTGTGGTATGTTGCCAGTGTTGAGGAGATAACATACAGGATGAAGATGGATCAGGACAGGAGGGAGGAGTATGAGAAGGAGGTTGTTATTATGAGGGAGAAGGTTGCAGCAGCCAGGAAGAAGTTGGAATATGTAGATGAGAAGAGGAGGAGGATACAGGATTTGTATTTGGAGGGTATGATAGACAAGGATGAGATGAAAAAGAGACATTCTGGGACCATTTCAGAGGCCAAGGAGTACAATGATACCATTTTGAAATTAGAGGAGAAAATAGAGGGGTTTCTGCAACTCCTGCAAGGTGATGATGACAGTCTTCCAGATATGGACAAGATAACAGGTATCTACACAGGTGTGTTGAGTGAAGGTGACTTGAAGATGATGGATGGGATAGTGAAGAAGCACATCAGCAGGGTTGTTTCTACACCTACCTGGTTTGGTAGGGACAGGGACAGGAGGGCAGAGAGGGAGAATGCCCAACTGGTGGAGATAGAGACTGTCTATGGTGGTGTGAAGAAGTATTTCTATGTTGCCAGGAAGTACAAGAAGCATCATTTCTGGTTGTACAGTGAGGATGGTAAGGAGACACCATTGTTTACTGTGAGGAAGATAGAGAGGGCTCCATTGGGAGAGTTACATCCCAGGGCTTTCAAGAAATTCAGATGATTTGTTATATTTAGATTGTCTGTTCATACATTTAATATACAATTAATTTCTGCATGCATTAGAGGTCAGCCTGGATGGTTGACCTCTTTTGTTATGTTTATTACATAAATATTATATATAAAAAGAAATATGAGATGAAAGAGATTTGGAAATCAGTAGATGGGTACAATGGTTACTATGTAAGTAATCTTGGTAGGATTATGTCTATGAAGAGGAAGAGACCCTTGATTATGCAGATTGGAAGGAACAGGTTGGGATATGCCACAGCTATGTTCTGGAACACAGAAAAGAGTAGGTTGGACATTGTTCATCTTGCCAGGGTTGTGTTGGCAGCTTTCAATGGTTATCCTGCTGACCCTTGGTTGTGTTATGCTCACAACAAGGATGGGAATCAGATGAACTGTAAGTTGGACAACTTGGAGTGGTTGATATGTGAGACCACAGAGGACTATGACCCAAAGAAGTCACACAGGAGAGGTGTGTTGAAGCCAAGGGAGACCAAGGAAAAGATGTACAGGACAAGGTTTGATGAGGAATACAAGGAAAAGCACTATGTTGAGATAGATGGTAGTGACTTTGACATTGAGGCCATAAATGAGATTAACAAGGCCAGGATGGAGATGAGGAACATAAACAGGGGAAGGAAATGAGTTCAGATGACAGGCACAAGGAGAGGCAGGCCATATACCAGACCAGGAGGTGGAAGGATTTAAGGGTGTGGATGGTACAGAATCATCCTTTGTGTGAGGACTGTTTGAAGGAAGGTAGGATAACAGCCACAGAGGAGATTCACCATATCAAGTCACCTTTTGTGAAGGGACTGACAGAGGAGGAGAAGATAAGGAGGGCTTATGATGTCAGTAATTTGGTTGCATTGTGCCGGGACTGTCATATCAAGAGACACCATAAAGGTGAATTGACCATAAAGGAAAAGATAATAAAATATTCAGAATAATATGAGTTACAAGGAAAAAGCAGATAATTATATCAAGATTGTCAGAAAGCAGATGGAATCCATAGGGGTTTTGGAGGATGTTGACAAGGAGAATTTGGAGTTGTTGAGGGCACAGGTATCATTGTACTACCAGGCACTTGAAGAGTTGGAGAACCATGGGTTGATAATTGATGGTCCCAGGGGTAAGACCCAGAACCCTGCCTTTGCCATTGAGAGGAGTGCCATACAGAACATCACTTCCTTGTTGAGGGAGTTGAGTATCAGTGCAAGGCAGAGGAGATTCCTCACCAGGGATGATATCATTTCAGAGGTTGACCCTATGGATGAGTTTTTGAACAAGATGAATGACAATGATTAAGGGAGTACAATATGCAGAGGATGTGGTATCTGGAAAGATTCTGGCCTGTCAATGGGTGAAGTTGGCATGCAAGAGGTTTCTTGATGACATTAAGAACAAGGTCTGCTACATTGATGAGCAGAAGTACAAGACTGTCACCACATTTTCTGGGGTATTGAAACACTATGCATCTGGTGCAGCAGGGAAGCCTTTTATCCTTGAACCATGGGAGGATTTTATTGTGTTGAACCTTTTCTGTCTATACAGGACTGACACAAAAAGAAGAAAGTATAAGACAGCCCACATTTCTGTTAGCAGGAAGAATGGTAAGACAACACTGGCAGCAGCCCTTGGTCTGTTTGGGCTTGTTGCAGATGGTGAGCCTGCTGCATCAGTTATTATGGCAGCCAACTCCAGGGAGCAGGCACATATTGACTATGATTGTGCTGCGGCTTTCGCACGACAGCTTGACCCCAAGAAGAAAAGTTTGAAGGTATTGAGGAATGAGATAGTGTTTCAGAAGAACAATGCCAAGTTGAAGGTGATAGCAGCAGATGCCACCAAGTTGGATGGTAGCAATGACAGTCTGATTATCTTTGATGAGATACATGAAGCCCCAGACAGTAAGTTGTATGATGTGTTGAGGTCTGGTCAGGGATTCAGGCAGCAGCCCTTGATGTTGAGTATAACCACAGCAGGATACAGGATTGGTGGGTTCTGCAACCAGTTGGAGGATTATTGTAAGGAGGTCTTGACTGGTCAGAAGGAGGATGACACCCTCTTTGCCCTTCTTTACACCCTGGATGATGGTGATGACTGGACAGACCCAGGTGTATATTTGAAGTCAAATCCCAATTTGGGTGTCACTGTGAACACAGACTGGTTGTTGGAACAGGTGAACCAGGCCAGGAACACACCTGCCTTGGAGGTGGGTGTAAAGACCAAGAACCTGAATGTGTGGTGCAGTAGTAGTGTAGTATGGATCCCAGAGGAGAAGATTAGGAAGTGTTTGAAGAAGATGGATATGTCTGACTTTATCAACAAGAACAACTATCTGGTGTATATGGGTTTTGACCTTGCAGCAGTGAGTGACTTGACAGCATTGAGTTTCTTGTTCATAGACCCAGAGGAGGATGAGTATTTCTTCTTCACCTACTATTATCTTCCCAAGACTTCCTTGAACAACAAGTACAACAGTGAGTTGTACAAGATGTGGAGTAAGAAGGGTTTCCTGATTCTGACAGACAGTGAGACCACAGATTATGCATACATCAAGAACCAGATACTGTACTGGTATGATAAGTTGGAGGTACAGGGTATCTTCTATGACAGTTGGAATGCCACCAGTCTTGTCAATGACCTCATAAAGGATGGACTTCCTATGGAGGCATACAGTCAGAGCATTGGTAATTTCAACAGGCCTACCAAGGAGTTGGAGAGACTCATTTTGAGTGGGAAGGTTACCATAGACAACAACCCTATCACCAGGTTCTGTTTTGACAATGTGGAGTTGAAGGTGGACATCAATGGTAATGCAAAACCTGTTGGTGACCATGAGAAGAAGAAGATAGATGGTGTTATCAGTATGCTGAACTCATTGGGAGGGTATCTGAAACAGGTCTATGGTTCAGCAGAGGCATTTGTTTTACCTTATAATAAAACATAAATAAATTGTTTTCATAAATACAGTGTTGTAATTGTAATATAGCCATAAATTTTTTTTATTTTCCCAGGGTCAGCAGTGATGTTCACCCTGGTTTTTTTTTATGTCCCCATACAAAAAAGAATTTAAAAATGCAAATTTTTTTACTTGATTTTTTGGAAATGTCTATTTTTTTCGTTATATTTGTTATAGAAGTTAGGAATTAAAAATTTAAATTGATATGAACTTTGTTGAAAAATTTATTGAGGATCTTGGTTATAGGGAGTATGCCTATACAGGATTAGTGGACTTGTACACTGACAAGATTGGTTATTATCACCTGAAAATTCAGAACTATGATTTTAGAAAGGTTGATATTTGTTTGAAAACCAAGGAACTGGACTTTTCACCTATTGTTGGTCGTAAGATTTCAAGTGAAGATGTTGAGTTCCTGGAAGCATTGAGGAATGCAGACACCACCAAGTTGTGTGAGGACATTGACAAGTGGAAGGGTGTATTGTATGATGCCACCAAACAGAAAGCTTATGATGATGCCAAGAAGGAGTTTTCAGGAGTAAAATGGGATGAGTACAAGAAAGGGAAAGTCCTTGTTCCCTTTACCTATGAGTTATATGGGGATGGTGTTTATGATATTGTATATGATATGACAGGTGAGGATCTTCTTGGTGTTCTTGGTATATCTGATGATTTAAAGGCAAAATGTGAAGGAGTTCTTAAATACTGGGAGGAAATGACAGGAAGGGAAGACCTTTATGTGTATGATGATGACAAGTATGGTGGTTATATATGTTCTAAAAATAAGTAAGAATATAAATAAGTCAGAAGTTGTGTTAACCCAGGGTACAAGTAGTATCCTGGGTTTTTTGTCATAAATAATGTGATATAAAAAATGTTTCACATTATGGGATTATTTGACATTTTCAAGAGGTCACAAGTCACAAAAAATGAGACAGAACAGAGGTCTACATATGATGAGTTTGGAGTAGGTCTGGCCTTGAACTACAATGGTTATGGTACCTATAAGACAACCCAGGCAATGACACTTGCTGCTGTCCACAGGTGTGTTACTGTGATAATGAACAGTGTTGCATCACTTCCTGTGAGGTTATATGTCTATGATGGTGATGGTTACAAGCAGGAAGTCAAGAACAATCTATCATACTTGCTGGGAAAGAAGCCAAACAGCAAGATGAATTCTTACACCTTTTACAGTCTTATAGTGAAGGACATTCTTCTTTCAGGTAATGCATATGCACTTATCTTGAGGGATGGAGGTAATATTATTGGTTTCCAGTATGTTCCTGCTGGTCTTGTAACACCAGTTGATATGATTACAAGGGTTGAGTATGTGGTCACAGGTGTCAAGGGAAGAGTAAGGCAGGAGGACATACTTCATTTTATGAATTACACAGAAAATGGTGTATTTGGTCTGTCTGTCCTTGCACATGCAAGGAGGACACTTGGTATTGCTGATGCAGGAGACAAGGCAGCAGAGAACTTCTACAAATCTGGTGGTTGTACATCTGGATTCTTGAAGTTTGAGGGCCCAAGTTCTGGTAAGCAGAGGGATGAAATACTTTCTGCCTGGAACACTGCCACAGGTGGTCCAAACAATGGTCCAAATGGTATAGCAGTCTTGCCGGCAAATGTGCAGTACACCCAGTTGAGTGTTGACCCAGCAGATGCTCAGCTCCTTGAAAGTAGGAAGTTTGAGGTCATTGACATATGCAGGTTCTTTGGAGTCAGTCCATTGAAGGTCTTTTCATTGGAGAATGCATCATACAACAGCATTGAGGCCACAGAGTTGGCATTTTTGAATGATACATTGAGACCTCTTTTGACCAAACTAGAGACAGAGTTGGAGACCAAGCTCTTCAAACCAGAAGACTCTTTTGATATAAAGTTTGATGTGAGTGAGTTGTTGAGGACAGACAAGAAATCACAGGCAGAATACTTCACCAAGCTCTTCAATTTGGGTGTTTTGAGTCCAAATGACATCAGGAAGGAACTTGATATGAACTCCATTGATGGTGGAGACATCCATGTTGCACAGATCAACCTCACTTCCATAAAGAATCTGGAGACTATCAATGCCACAGCAGACAACAGGTGGAAGGAACCAGAAATGAATACAAACAATAACCAGGAAGACAATGATAAGGAGAATCAGTAAGAACAATGACTTGAGGGACATCATAAAGAGTTGTCCTTCTGGTGTAATAGATGACATCTTTGAAATTAAGTACTACATTCAGGGTCACAACACCTACATTGATGCCACATTCGAGAAGGTTGGCAGTCAGTTGGTGGTGGTTCTTCCTACATCCTTGTTGGAGACCCTTCCAAATGGTATCTTGATGAGGAAGGCATCATACAAGGTGGTTGATGAATCATATCCTGATGGTTATTACAACCTTGAATTTGAGGATAATTTGAATATCTGGCTTGGTGATGATGAAAGTGAAGCACCTGTTGTACCTGAATATGTCACAGAGACAGAACTTTCTTCTACATTGAGTTCATATGTACAATCTACTCAAATGTCTTTATATTTAAGCACATATGCAAGTAGAGGATGGGTGATGACTCAGGATCTTGCTGTCATTGATAATGTTAAAAGTTGGGTATTGAGTCAGAGTTACATAACATCATCTGCTTTGTCAGGATATGCCACAGAATCCTGGGTATCTTCACAGGGTTATCTTACAGAAGTACCAGATTATTTTGCTACACAGAACTGGGTATTGAGTCAGGGTTACATCACAAGTGAGACTATTCCAAGTGACATTGCTACACAGAGTTGGGTTGAGGCCAATTTCCTTTCATCTGTATCACTTTCTGGTTATGCCACTGAATCCTGGGTGTTGAGTCAGGGATTCATCACCAGTGAGACTATTCCAAGTGATATTGCCACACAGAGTTGGGTAGAAGCCAATTTCCTTTCATCTGTATCACTTTCAGGTTATGCAACAGAATCTTGGGTGTTGAGTCAGGGTTATCTTTCTTCTGTACCAGATTATTTTGCTACACAGAGTTGGGTTTTGAGTCAGGGATTCATTACCAGTGAGACAATTCCTTCTGATATTGCTACACAAAGTTGGGTATCTACCAATTTCCTTCCAACATCTGCATTATCTGGTTATGCTACAGAGTCCTGGGTGGAGGCAAAAGGTTATCTTACATCTGTTCCTTCAACATATGCTACACAAAGTTGGGTAGAGTCACAGGGTTATCTTACATCACACCAGGATTTGGGTTCATATGCAACAAAATCTTGGGTATCAGACCAGGGCTATCTTACCTCACACCAGGATTTGGGTTCATATGCAACAAAATCTTGGGTATCAACAAATTACTTGTCAAGTACAGCATTGGAAGGATATGCTACAGAGGGATGGGTATCTTCTAATTACCTTTCAGCAACAGCATTGTCTGGTTATGCAACACAATCCTGGGTAGAATCCTACTATTTTGAGGAATCAAAGGTATGGACAGGAGCATTGTCAGAGTGGGTTATGTTGACTCCACAGCAGCAGGCATTTTATACAATTGCATTGGTAACAGAGTAATGGTAACAACATTTGGAAATAGCATACACAGTGCTTTCACATATGGTTTTCCAGTGAAAGAGATATACTGCAATGGTGTTCTTGTGTGGCCATTGTCAAATTCATTCTATTACATAAAGTGGACACCAACATCCATTTCTGGTCCATTTCTTATGAATAGTGGTCAGACAATGTACCTGGAAGACTATGATGGTTTTTATAGTGGTCCATTTTATATTGACCCAGTTGAACCTTCATATAGTTCATATGTGTCAAGGTGTGAAATAGACACATCTGCTTTCCAGAGTAATTCAGAGATAGTCACTGTGGTTACAAACTGTGAAGAGATTAATGCAGGAGCTTTTGCCTATTGTCCTTCATTGATATATGCCCATGCAAAGTGTTACAGGTTGTGGAATGGGGCATTTGTTGGTTGTTCATCATTATTTAGTGTGGAATTGCCAAACTGTTCTTACATATCCTGGAAGGCATTTCAAAGTTGTACTAATTTGACATATGTCAGTATTCCAAAATGTGAGTTTTTAGGGTTTGAAGTATTTTGTGATTGTAAAGCTCTTGACAACCTTTATCTACCTGATTGTTCATATATATATGACAATGCATTTATGGGGTGTACAAATTTAACAACAATCACTTTTGGATATTCAGGTATAGTATCCTTTGGAGGTAATATGTTCTCCAATACACCTATTGGTAGTTTAAGTGGAAGAATATATGTACCAAGGGATTGGTTGGCCTCATATAAAGAAAGATATCCATATTATTCAACAATATTTTATCAAATACCAAACTAAATTAAGATTATGATTAGTGGACAAATTCGTTCTTGGACTTTCCCTCTATACAACTGTGGTGAGTTGATGATATCCTCATCATATTTCTATATTCAGTGGCTTCCAAGTTATATCAGCAGTGGTACATTCAGAATGGCCAACAGGGATTATCAGTTTTCATCATATCCTTCTGGATTCTTTTCTGGTAGATCTGTCTTCATTGATTATTTTTCCAGTCTTGGAGTGATATGGAGTTCAGCATTTATTAGTAACAGTAAGATTACAACCATACAGACAAATGTAAATGGTCTTCAATGGAGTGCTTTTAAAGACTGTTCAAAATTGACAAGGTTCACAGGATATGCTCTTACATGGACAGAGGATTATGGTTTTTATAACTGTTCAAGGTTATCAGAGGTAATAGCACCAAATTTAGATGTTATAAATTACAGGACATTTGCACAATGTGATAGTTTAACACAGGTAAGTTTTCCAGAGTGTACTTGGGTTGGAGATGAGGTGTTTTTAGGATGTGAGAGTCTGGTAAGTGCATACCTTCCAAACTGTGTGTCATTATATCCAAGTGCATTTTCTGGTTGTTCTTTGTTGAGTGATGTTAATCTTTCAAAATGTAGGTTGTTGCAGCCTGGTGCCTTCAAGAGATGTACATCTTTGAGTTATCTTGAACTTCCTTCTGCATCAGATATAAGGGAATCTGTTTTTTGGAACTGTTCAAGGTTTGAGTTCCTTTCACTGCCTGGTAGTTCTGTGTGTCTATTGAGTACTTCTACTGCATTTAGTGGTACCAGATTTACAAGATGGACTGGAATCATCCTTGTTCCTACATCCCTTTATTCACAGTATATAGTTGCACCAGAATGGAGTTATTTCTTTAGAACCTCATCTGATAGAAACATATATGCTATGGATGAGATAGTAATGAGGTGGACACCATTGTCAGCAGGAGGATGGTATTATTCTACTTATGACATACATACTGAAATGAATTCAATTATGTCTTTTCATGGAGTAGTCCTTTCTGGATATTATGATGGTGATTTAGTTCATAATTTTTTTAATGGTATTGATACTGCTACTTTTTCAACACTTCGTTTTTACAGGAGTGTTGTTAACAGATATTTTAAAAATTGTAGAATAGATGAAGCATATTTTGAAGAATGTACATTGATAAATCAGGATAGCTGTTTTTATGGTTGTGATATAAAATCTATTTCTTTACCAATTTGTAAAAATATATATGGTAATTATACTTTTGAAAGAAACAAATTTTCAGAGATTGATTTACCTGAATGTATAAATATTTCATCAGGAACTTTTTTTTCTTGTAGCAACCTTGAAAGAGTAGGTCTTTCTAAATGTGTAACCATAGGGTCAAGGGCATTTTGGCATTGTGGTAAACTACCAAGAATAGATTTACCTGAATGTGTAAGAATAAGTAATGCTGCTTTTATGAGTTGTAGTTCATTATCAGAAATAGATTTACCAAAATGTGTTTCTTTACCAGGACCTTTGTCAGATGATACTTTGTTTGGTGGTTGGGCATTTGGTTTTTGTTCTGCACTAACAAGGGCTAGTCTTCCAGTATGTAGCTATGTTGGTCCTAATAATTTTGCATACTGTAGAACTCTTTCTAATGTATATCTTCCTATATGTAAGGTTGTTGGTGCTAGTGCTTTTAATGGTTGTTCAGCCCTTTCAGAAATAGAATTACCATTATGTAGTAGAATTGACTATGGTGTATTTTATAATTGTACATCATTAGCAAGGGTCAGTCTTCCAGTATTGACTATTTTTTCAGGATCTACAAATTTTGTGGGTGCAGCATTTAGAGGTTGTACAGCCCTTTCAGAAATAGAATTATCATTAGTTACAGTAATTCCTTCGAATACATTTAATGGATGTATATCACTTAAGAGAGCCAGTTTACCATTAGTAAGTAAAATAAGTGCCTATGCTTTTAATGAATGTAGTTCTTTATCAGAAATAAGTCTATCACTATGTGAAAGTGTAAGTTATAATGCATTTGAAAAATGTATTTCACTTTCATCTGTAAGTCTACCTGTATGCAGTATAATTGGTAGTTATGCTTTTTCTGGATGTAGTTCACTTTCAGAGATATATCTTCCAATATGTGGTACACTTGGTAGCTATGCTTTTGCAAATTGTATGTCATTATCAAAGATAACATTGGGTTATAGTTCTGTTTGTACTCTTGGAAATGCAGATGTCTTTGGTAACACACCTCTTGCATCAGGAATAGGAGGAATATATGTACCTTCTTCACTTGTGTACTGGTATCAGAATAATGCAGCCTGGTCTTCATATTCAAGCATCATCTTCCCAATCAGTAGTTAGAACTGACCCATAAATAATTAAAAGTACTTTTAAAACAATGATAGAGTTAAACAAGAACAAGCTTATTCCAGGAGTGGATACATCTTGGGGAGACATCAGAGGGGACATCAGCAAGCAGTCAGATTTGATGAGTATGATGTCCAGTTATGCCACACAATCCTGGGTCAGTTCACAGGGTTATCTTACTGAACACCAGCCATTGAAGACTATCAACAACCAGAGTCTTGTTGGCACAGGAAACATCACCATTGAGGCAAGTGTTCCTGATTACTATGCTACAAAACAGTGGGTATCAGACCAGGGTTATCTTACAAGTGAGACACTTCCTTCTGACCTTGCAACAGAAAGTTGGGTATCATCTAATTTCCTTCCAACATCTGCATTATCTGGTTATGCCACAGAGTCCTGGGTCAGTTCCAATTTCCTTTCTACAACAGCATTATCAGGATATGCAACACAGTCTTGGGTAGAATCACAGTCATACATCACCAGTGTGGCCTTGTCTGGTTATGCAACAGAATCCTGGGTATCAGAACAGGGTTATCTTACATCTGTTCCTTCAACATATGCTACACAGAGTTGGGTTGAAGCCCAGAGTTATCTTACATCTTCTTCTTTGAAGACAGTCAATGACCAGAGTCTTGTTGGTGAGGGTAACATTGAGATTGGTGGACTCACACCAGAGCAGGAGGAGGCCATTGAACCATTGGAGGAGACATCAAAAGGTATGCTTTATACCTTTGAGCTTCCTGCCAGGTCTTCAAGGTTTGTCACAATGGATAACATTGAAAGTCCAGAAACACAGAATTATCTGTACAAGGTAGGAGATGACATTTATTATATACCATACACTATGGTTTATAAGTACAATCCTGACAAACTGAACTTTGAGAAGGTATGTAATTTGTCACAGACATCATATTATCCTATGTGGAAGGATGCAACAGGAAGATACTATCTTGGTTCTGCATGTCAGGTAGATTTGAGTACAGGTACATGTACTCCTGTTACCCTCGATGCAATAAACTATGCTTACTACTACAACAGGCACAATATTGTCCATGGAAAGAAGGGTATCTACTGTTTTGATACCTCATTCCAGAAGTTTGATGAGTCTGCCCAGAAGTTTGTAAGTTTCCCATGTACTTCTTATCCAACAACCCATGACCTTCAGTATATAGGTATGAGATTAGCTGAATATGAAGGACATATCATATTCCTTGATACAGAAGGTGTGATGTATGAGTTCATAGAGGGTGATGATTCAGTAGAGATAGTAGAGGTGTCAGAACCATACTTCCCTGTTATGGGTAACAATGATTATATCACCAGTATGTATCTGTTCAAGATTGGTGGAGATTACTACTATTTGAGGGAATACAACCAGCAGAAGCTTGTCAGTGGTCAGTGGGTGTTGAACAACATTACCTATGATGGTTCAAACACAACCTATTTCTATGGAGAAGGACTCAATGAAGGTGATTACTTAATGGGATTTGCACAATCACCACAATCAACTTTACTTCAATTGACAAACCCAGGTAGTACATCATACAAAAAGACATACTGGGCATCATTGAGTACAGTATGTGTGGAATTGGGAGATTCTGTTCAGTATATTGGCGGATCCAAACATTTCAATGCTTTGTATGCAAGTCTTTTATGTATAAGTGAAGTTCAACCTACTGGACCAATTAATGTAAACTCAAACTCACAACCTGTTTCAATAAAGGCAAAGAAACTGGAAATTTCAGTAAATGATTATGCCACACTTAATGGTTCTACACTGGCAACAACAGAAGATTGTATTGTGAACAGGACTATCTATCCTTGTGGTCCAAGGTTCAATAGTGTAGGTTATCTTTCATTTCCTTATCAGTTTATGTATTACTGGACAACTGCAACAGGAAGGGTGTTTGTAAATTACAATGGTTCAACATATGAGTTCAATGGTACCACTTTCAGTCAGGTGACACTGACAGCAAATCCTACTATGAATACCTATGTTGTCAGTACAGACACAGACACATTCTACAGTGACACATATGGTACATACATCTGGGATAATGGAAATAATGACTGGTTACTTATAACCAACCAAAATCCAGCAGGAGGAGAGAGTGACTATTTCTGGGTATGTGGAGACACCATTAGGTATGGTAATACACATAAGCTTGTAGAGAGTGGAGGTACATATTCCTGGGTTGAGGATCCAATCAGCAATTGGAGTTCTGGTAGATACTATGTTATCAATAACACTGTATATTGTTTGGCTTCTGGTACTCTTTACACATATGATGATTCAACAAATACATATACTTTTGTAGCATACTATAATGAACCAGGTATTGGTAACTACTTTGTCTGTGATGGTGAGATATACATCCTTAACTGGGGTAATGTAAAGAAGCTTGATATGTCACTTGTTGGAGTTCAGACATACATTGATGTAAATACAGATGTTTATTATGCTGGTGACCCTTATTGCTTCTATGGAATGTATAGTGGATATGTCTATTTGATAAATAGTAGTAGCTATATTGGTTACTGTTTTGATGTTGATGAGACAGTACCAGAAGTTCCTTCATCAAATGGTACTTACATCTTGCAGGCAGTGAGGTCAGCAAGTGGAGTCACATTTTCTTGGGTATCTGCTTAACAACAAACATATAATAGATTTTGAACCCCAGGAGTCCTTCCTGGGGTTTGTTATTTTTATCATAAATAACTTATAAATGAAGAAAAGTTATGAGTAAGTTTTTATCTATTCTTGTTCCTTACTTCAATGAGGGTGAGGAAGTAATAAAGCCTTTATTGGACAGTGTTGGTTTTCAGCAGAACATTGATTTGAGTGAGATAGAGGTTGTGATATGCAAGGATGGTGAGGAAGGCCAGGGTCTGTCAGAAGAGTTCCTCAAATCCTATCCATATGACATACAGTATCACATTGAACCAAAGGGAGGAGTATCACAGATGAGGAACCAGGCCTTCAACTATTCAACTGGTGAGTATGTTGCCTGGTGTGACTGTGATGACCAGTATTATCACTGTCTGGCCTTCTGGTTCATCAAGAGGGAGACCACTACACCTATGGAAGTTCCTATCAATGGAGTACCTACACAGGTCAATGGTTTTGATGCATTGTATTCTGTGTTTCTTGAGGAGGGAAGAAACCCAGAGAATGGTGAGACCTATTTCATCGACAGGAAGGATGGTTTTCAGTTTGTCCATGGGAAGGTCTTCAAGAGGGATTTTCTTGTCAGGAATGACATTCACTTCTTCCCAGAGTGTGTTATCCATGAGGACAATGTGTTGAACCTACAGGTACAGTCATGCACACAGAACATCAAGTGGTGTCCAGTGCCTTTCTATCTATGGAAGTGGAGGGACAGTTCAGTATGTAGGAGAGATGTACTGTATATCAAAAAAACCTATCCTGACCTCATCAAATCCTCTGACTGTTCTATTGCTTGGTTGATAAACAAATCCAAGTTTGACAAGGCCAGGGAGTGTATCACTTCAATCACCTATGATGCCTATTACACAATGTGTCACCCTTCCTGGAAGATCATAGAGACCCAGGAATACAGGGACAGGACAGAGAAGTGTTTTTCTGATTATTTCAAGAAGTATGAGTATCTGTGGGATGAAGCACCACAGCAGATGAAGATGGCAATATCCAATGGGATAAGACAAAGGGTAGTACAGCAGGGTATGGAGATGGAGACAGAGACATTGGATCAGTTCCTTACAAGGATAAAGGCATTATAGAAGAATCCCAGGTGACCACCTGGGATTTTTCATAAATAATGTGATACAATTTATTTTGGAAATGAACAAGCATAAGATTTTCATTTTCCTATTCCTCTTTATATGTGGGATTGGATTTGGTATTTGGTCAATGATAATTCCACCAGGTGGTGTGATAGACAAGTCTGTTCTTATCCTTGTTGCACAAATCTTTGTGTTGGCTTCTTCTGTTTATGGGTTTGAGGTTCACTTTGACATACAGAAGGGAAGGTTTCATGCCGGCAAAGTAAAGGATGAATCACCTGAAACAGAAAATCATAAATAAATAAAAGAACTATCACAATGGACAATATTGAAGTAAGAAATTTTAATATTGAGTTGAGGGATGAAGCTGAATCAAGACACATTGAGGGTTATGGTTCTGTTTTCAATGAGAAGTCAGTTGACCTTGGTGGTTTCAGGGAGATTATTCTTCCTGGTGCTTTTGATGGTGTCATTGAGAGGTCTGATGTGAAGTGCTATCTTGACCACAACCCAGAGAAGGGTATCCTTGCAAGGAGCAGGAATGGTGCAGGAAGCCTTACCCTTGAACTTGATGAAAGAGGACTCAAATATTCATTTGATGCTCCACACACAAACCTTGGTGATGAGGTAGTTGAAGGACTCAGGAGAGGTGATTACACCCAGAGTTCCTTTGCTTTCACTGTAGCAGGTGAATCCTGGTCCAGGGAAGAAGATGGTACATACTTGAGGACTATCAACAAGATTGGTGGTCTCTATGATGTAAGCATTGTGGCAAATCCAGCATATGAAGGTACTTCTGTGGCATTGAGGTCACTTGATGCATTCAAGGCACAGGAGGAACAGGTACCAGAAGAGGTGAAAGAAGAACCTGTTCAGGAAGAGGTAAGGGAAGAACCACAAGTAGTAGAAGAAGAAAAACCAGAGGTACAGGAAGTGACTGAACCAAAGGAAGAAAGAAACAATATATCAAATATAAAAAGAAACAATATGAAGAATTTTTCATTAATCAAAGCTATCAATGATGTTGTTAACAACAGAAACATCAATGAGGATGCACTTAATGTCATCGAATTGGGTGCAACTGAAATGAGGAAGTCTGGTCTTTCATATTCTGGTCAGATTCAGCTTCCTGTAGAAGAAAGAACATCACCTACTGATGGTGCTATTGCTGCTACAGCAGAAGGTCAGGGTGAAGAGATTGTTGCTACTGACAAGCTCAATATCCTTGAACCATTGAGAGGTAAATCTATCCTTGCAGAAGCAGGTGCTACATTCCTTACAGGTCTTGTAGGTAACATTTCTATCCCTACTTATTCAGGTACAACCTGTGGTTGGAAGGGTGAGATGGTTGATGCAGACAATGGTATGGGTTCATTTGACACTGTTGAATTGAGTCCAAAGAGACTTACTGCATTCATTGACATTTCAAAGCAGTTCCTTGTACAGGATTCAGTTGGTGCAGAGGAAATGTTGAGAAGTGATATTGTCAATGCACTTGTAGCAAAATTGGAGCAGACTATTTTTGGTGATGCACAGGGTACAACTGACAAGCCAGAAGGTATCTTCTATGGTGCAGAAGAGGCTAATCCTTCTTGGGCAGGTGTCTGTGATGCAGAGGCAGATTTGACTGACTATCTTGGTGAGAAGAGATTTGTCATGAGTCCTTCTGCTAAATCTACTTTCAAGCAGACAACTATTTCAGGTCAGCTTTCAGACTTGAGAATGCTTATGAATGGTAATGAAGTTGATGGTTATCCAGTATCTTCATCTTCAAATGTTGTAGATGGTGGTTGGGCATTTGGTGACTTCAAGGAATTGGTAGTTGCACAGTGGGGTGCTATTGACATTGTAGTTGACCCTTATACACTTGCTACCAAAAATGCTATCAGATTGGTCATCAATGCTTTCTTTGATGCAAAGGTAAGGAGATCAGGTGCTATCAAGGCCTATGTTCTTGATAATGGATCAGATTCTGACTAATCCATAACTTTCTTCTTTTCATCAGGCTGGGGTGGGGGTTACCCCATTCCAGCCTTCTATATATAACTAAACACAAAACAGGATGTATCTTACTTTACAACAGGTGAAACAGCACCTGATTATAGACCATAATGAGGATGACCAGTATCTGGCAGACCTCATCACAGTAGCAGAGAATGCTGTATGTAGAGACCTCAACCTTCATAGTTTGAAGGACATTGAGGACTGTACAGGTATGCTGCCTGCTTCTGTTATCCAGGCAATGTTACTGTTGATAGGTACATTGTATGCCAACAGGGAATCTGTCACCTATGGCAATCCTACTGTTGTTCCACACAGTTATCAGTATCTGTTGTCTTTGAACAGGAACTATATAAACAAAGCATAAGGTAGAGATGAGGGCAGGACTTCTCATGGAGAGAATCAACTTTTTGAGGTTGGAGAAGGTGAAGACAGACACAGGTAGTGAGTACAACACCTATGTCCCTGAACACAGTTGCAGGGCAAGGGTTACTTATGCAGGTGGAGACAGGGAGAATGAGAATGGTGACATCTTCTACTCACATCACATCCACTTTGAAATCAGGAGAGGGTTGGAGTTTGATGAGCTGTACAGGATAGAGTGGGAAGGAAGACAGTACAGGATTCTGTGCATAGAGCAGAACAAACACAACCAGAGTACAAAGATAATCACAGAGTTGGTAAATGACTAATGCAGGGATAAATGTGGATGACAAGGAAGTGTTGAAGGCATTGTCAAGGTTGTCTTTCAAGCAGATGGACAAGGCCTACAGGACTGGTATGAAGAAGAGCCTGGATCCTATCCTGAAACAGACAAAGCTGAACTTGAGGAAATCTGACATCAAGAATGTGAACAAACCATATATCAGCAAGAAGACAGGTAAGAGGTACATATCTATGATGCAGGGTGTGAAGACCTCTGTTTACATAGGGAACACAGAGGACTCATATGGTAAGGTTCACATTATGAAGGAGTTCAGGTTGAAGTGGTTTGAGAAGGGAACAAGCCTGAGGAAGACAGCCAGGGGAGCAAGCAGGGGTAGTATCCAGCCAAGGTGGTTTTTCAGGGCAGCAGTTATGCAGAGGAGCAATGAATCAACAGAAACCCTGGAAGAGAACATAAGAAATTCAATACTAAAAGCTTACAATAAGAAATGATAAACATAGGAACATTAATATATGGGAAACTGAACAGTGTTGCTTCAACCTATCCTTTGGTTGCAGAGAACACTACAAACTTTCCATTCATCATATACAGGACTCTGCAACAGAGACCTCAAACAACCAAGGATGGCATCTTTGAATGGGTATATACTGTACAGGTCAATGTTGTCAATGACAAGTATGACAGGGTATGTGATCTATGCAGTGATGCAGTGGACAAGTTGATGGAACTGGAAGAAGTAATGGACATAAATATAGAGAGTATCAGTGAGGATTACATTGAGAATGCATATGTAAAGGAAATCACTGTCATAATCAAGAAATAAACAAAATAATAAATAGTACTATTATGGGAATAATTAAAGGTAAGAAATTGATGTTATTCATCAAGAAGAACAACCAATTTGTTTCAGTAGGTTATGCTACAAACCACACACTTTCAACAAGTGCTAGCACTATCAATGTATCACACAAGGATTTGGAGGATGCAGGTTCTGGTAAGTGGGATGATCAGAACATTGATACATTGTCTTGGACTATAACAACAGAAAATTTTTACGCCGATGATGCAAGTGGTATTTCTTTCAGTGATTTGTTTGGCTACTACACAGCAGGTACAGAGTTGGATGTGAAGTTTGCTGTTGCTGCTACCAGTTCTACTGGTGTACCTTCAACAGGTTGGTTGGCACCTACTGCACAGGGTAGTTATGTTATGAGTGGAAAGGTAGTCATTACATCAATTGATATGAATGCACCTGTTGATGACAATGCCTCTTTCAGTATGACATTTACTGGTAAGGGTGCTTTGTCAGCAGAAACTCTTTCTTAAATAAGTGATTAGGTGAGTGGAAAAGAGGGTTGGAAAACCCTCTTTTTTTATGCCCATAAATAATATAAAGTGTTTAACAAATCAGAAAGTTATGGAAATATTAGGTAAAAATGTTGTTTTGAAATACTCTTTGAGGAGTATGTTTGTTTGGGAAGAGATGTTAGGTAAACCATTTGAAATCAATACTTTACTTGACACATACTGCTTCTGCTATGCCTGTATCATTGTCAACCCTGACAACCCACAGGTGTCCTTTGATGAGTTCATCAACTACTGTGATGAACACCCAGAGGTGATGAAGGAGTTCAATGAGTTTTTGGAGGCAGAACACAAGAAGAGGGATGTCCTCCAGGGGGATAAAAAAAAAGTGAAGGAGAAGGAGACAAGTTAAGCATCAGGGATATATACAGTATCCTTGTTTTACAGTGTGGGATAGCACCTGATTATGTCCTTGACAGGATGCAGTTCTATGAGATAGAGGCATTGATAGAGAACATGTGGAGGAAGAACAAGGATTCCTGGGAGCAGACAAGGACAATGGCTTATGTAACAGCACAGAGCCAGAGTACAAAGAAGATAGACATGCAGAATATGATGACCTTCCCTTGGGAGAAGGGTGGTGAACCAGATGTTCCTACACAGGAAGAGAGAGAAGAGGTGATGAGGGAGATGAAAGCTATGGAAGAGATGATGAATAAACAATAATGATAATATAGATGGCCCAGAATTTAGTAGTTCAATTACTTTTAAAGACAGGTTCTTTCAGTACAGATCTGAAGACTGCAAAGGGACAGATACAGAATTTCCAGAAGGGATGTCAGACAGCAGGAAAGTCCTTGACAGCATTTGGTAATGGTCTTGGAATCAACATTGGAGCCCTAACCAAGTTTGGTGGTGTGGTAGGTGCTGCTGTTGTTGCTGGTAAGGAGTTCAAGGCAATACTTGACAGTTCACAGACCACATCAGATGCCTTCCAGGGTGCAATAGCAGGATGTAAGGGTGTGTTGGAACAGTTCAACACCTCCATTGCATCTGCTGATTTTTCTGCCTTTTCCAATGGATTATGGGGAGTGTATGATGCTGCAAAGGCAGTACAGGATGCCCTTGACCAGCTTGGTAACACACAGATAGCATATGACTTTATGTCAAAGCAGAACACAACCAAGTTCCAGGAGGCATACAACATCTTCAAAGACCCAGAAGCCACAGCACAGATGAAGGAAGAGGCAAAGAAGCAGATGAAGGAAGCTGTGGATGCCCAGTTCCAATATGCAAGAAACTATAGCAGTTCACTTTACAAGACATATGTAGCACAGGTTGTTAAGAAGGCTGGTTCTTCCAACTTGAGGGCAAACAGAGTCAGTATGACACAGTTTGAACAGGCTATGAAGATAGACCTTGGTCTGATGGGTAACCCAGAAGATGCCAGGGCAGAGAATGAGAGATTATACAAGGAGTATCTGAAAAACCTGAAGGAATATGGCAAGAACAATATCACAGGACAGGATGCCTTGAAGAAGGAATATGCAGATGTGATTGCCATACATGCTATGTTGGAGTTGATGAAGGATGATGAACTCAAGGGGGTGGCACAACTCATTGGTGGTATGGAGGATGCACAACAGGTGGCCTTGTCAATGGAGAAGACATACAACAGGGCAGTGGCAGGTAAAACCAACACCACAGCACAAAGAACATCTATCAGACAGCAGAAGGAGGAACTCCAGATCCAGGAAGGTTCACTTACATACTATGAGAATCTGTTGAGGGAGAAGACAGCATCCAGGGATGCAACAGTGAAGGAATCAGAGGAGTGGAAGAAGCTCAATGAAGAGGTCATTGATTTGGAAAAGAAAGTAAAAGACATAAAGGGTGTCCAGGAAAAGGTAGAACAACTTGTGATTGGTAGTGAGAAGTGGATGAAGAAGCAGATAAGTGACCAGGAGGAGATAGTAAACAACCTTGAAATTGGAACAGAGGAGTATGAGAAGCAGAAGAAGATACTCAATGATATCAGGAGTGCTTACAATGTACTTGCCCTTACAGAAAGACTGGATGAGTCACTTGAAATAGAACCTCCAACATTGGAGTCCCTTGAAACAACCTTGTCTATCTTGAAGCAGATGCAGAGGATAATACCAGTTGATTCTGCACTGTTCCAGGAATACAGCAATATGATCAATGAACTGGAAGACAAGTTGAAGTCAATCAATGGTGTGAAGATGGATCCACCTACAACAGACAAGTGGGATAAGTTCACACAGTCTATGGCTGCTACCAGTACAATAGTGAATGCCCTTGGTAACACCTTCAAGGAGAACTCTGAACTCACTGCATCATCTATCCTTCAAATGGTGGCTACCACACTTCCAGCTGTTGCTACACTTATTAGTTCTATCAGTGCCCTTACAGCAGTGGAGGCAGTAGAGGCAGGTGTAGGTGCTGTACAGAAAGCTGTAAGTTCATCACAGCACTGGATTGAGGCCATTGCTGCTGTGGCATCCCTTGGTGCTGCTGTTGCTGCTGCCCTGGCTTCTGCCAAGACACAGGCTCAGAAGTTTGCCTTTGGTGGTATAGTAGGTGGTACATCCTATACTGGTGACAGGGTTGCTGCCAGTGTCAATTCAGGTGAGATGATACTTACCAAGGCACAACAGTCAAGGTTGTTCAGGATGGCAAATGAAGGTGGAGTAGGTAGTGGTCAGGTAGAGTTCCACATATCAGGTACTGACCTTGTTGGTGTACTCAACAATCAAACAAGAAAAAATAGAATCATAGGATAATGATAGCAAGACAATTAATACATTCTGGTTCTTTTCTGGACCATGAGGACAACCCTATAACAGTGTCCTTTTACAAAAGAATAGATTTGAATGCTGACCCTACATCCTTTGATGTGGATTATACATTGAGTGTAAACATACTTGTAGTGTGGTCCAGGGAAGGTGAGGCATATGTAAAGTCATATCCTTCCTGGCTGATAAGCTGCACAGAAATATGGGTGGCTGATTTGCCAGGTACAAACTATCACAAGCACTATTACAGCTTTGGTGTCCCTCTTAATGAGGGAGAAGCCAGGGATGGTGTATTTAAGATATCTATCCAGGGTAATGACTGGGCAGAGACAGTAGTACCAATACATCAGGAGGCAGAACCAGGTGATTCTGATTCAGATGTGGAAGAATATGATTTACATGCTGACCCTGAATCCTTTAATGTGGATTATACATTGAGTGGATATCTGCTCATTGTGTGGTCACTTGAAGGTGAGGCATATGTCAAGTCATATCCTGCTTGGTTTGCAGGATGCAGCCAAGTGTGGACAGAGGACATTCCTGGTTCAAGTTATCACAAGCACTATTATAGTGTTGGTGTCACCAGAAATGATGGAGACTCCAGGGATGGAAACATTGTTGTTGGAATTGAAGATTCACCTCTTGCAGAGTTGATTGTCCCTATACATCAAGGATCAAATAATTAAAAGACTATGGATAATGATTTGAGATTTGCAGGTACTAACCCTGTTATTATAAACTACAATGGTAATGTAGATGACATCTATGCACCAGTGAAGACCTCTTCCTGTGATGTTAACATTGTATCAGAAAAGATTCTTGATGATTTATATTCACCAAGGAAGGATGGCATCTATGTCAATATCACCAAGAGAGTACCTCACAAGGTGAAGTCAGCATATCTGATAGATGGAGGATACTGTGCTGGTGTGTGGTCTGACAACAACCTGGAACAGAGTCACACATATGTTGGAAAGAAACAGTTTTATGTTGATGTGTATGGTGCTTTCAGGTTTACTGGTACTGTGAAATCAACACTTGGAGGTATTGAGAGATATCAAAACCTTCTTTACTCACCAGCAGAAGGTGGTATTCAACCACAGGAGAATGGAAGTGTGATATGGGTAGAAAACAACAATTGGTTATTGGAAGATGGTGAATTTTACTTCTATGACCAGGATGGTAATTCATACAAGACCTGGGAGGATGAGGAACATATCTTCTTTATTTCAAAATGGGGAAGGCACTATGATTCACAAAGTGGATTCTACTATACTGGTTGGGGTGAACCAGAGGAGTATATGAGGAGTAATGGTGAATACTTTGTATATTGTAGTTATCCTAATGATGACATATGCCATTACATTGATGGTCACATTGAACTTCTTTATGGTAATGAAAGATACCAGTGGAATGGTACCAATATGGAATGGGTCAGACTTTCACCATACAGATGTACACTATCTACTGTTGGATACAATGGTCTGTATGGTCACAACTATATGAAGGTGAAGACCAAGAATGGTGATATTGTTGATGCCTGTATAGCAAGGGAGGTTACAGGAACTGGTGTGTGGGATGGTGCCTGGCTTGTTGCCTTGAATCATGCATCAAACACATTTGACCTACTCATCCCTATCACAAAGACTAGCAGATTTGAAAACACTTTTACTGGTGATAATGGTGATGTTTATATAATGGAAGATTCAGGAAAGATATTCTACTGGTCCTGGTTATACAAGGGCTGGGTTCTTTGGTGTACAATAACAGGTGACATTGAGGATGACACATCTTTCTATCTTGATTATATCATACCTACAACTGTGACCTGGGGAACATATAAGGGTGTTGTATTCAAGTATGATGAAACAAAGTTCTTTGCCATAACATCTATTATGGAACCTGTTGTGGATTTAAAATGGCTTCCTGTACCAGGTGAATATGATTACATCACCTGGGAGGGATACAAGATGCCTAACACCTTCAGTCAGGATGTGACATTGAACCTCGATGAGATAGGAATGACCTGCATAGACCCTGTGTCAATGCTCAAATATGTGAAGATAAACAAGATAATGACCAGACCTGCTATGGTCACATACAGGGAAATAATTGGTTCAGCACTGGCATATGTGATGTTGACAGGAAACAAGTTGAAGGTGGAAAGGAATGTAACATATGGTTCAGGAATCCATACTGTCACAAACAACATCCTCAATATGATGTGCCAGATAAGTAACTTCTGGGATGAAGGTGATAACCCTTCAACTCTATATGATGTGATTCAGGAGTTGTTGAGACCATTCTGCCTTACACTTGAATATGTGAACAACACATACTGGATATTCAACCAGACCAGGACAGAGGATGACAGTACATATGATGAGTATATCATTGAGGCAAATGGTGAACTTACATTGGTAGAAACAAATTCTATTGAACCAGAGGTGTTTGAACTTAATGAAGGTGATTGGATATCCAACAACATCAGCAATGCTACCATAGAGATAGGTTCTACCTACAACAGGGTGACAGCAGTGGCCAGTACATCCATTCCTAAATATTCAAATATGGTCACTGACCAGGTGGATTACTCCAACAGGGACAAATATGAGATTGGACAGGTCAATGTACAGAGGAACAAGACAAAGGGATTTATGGTCATGCCTGTTGCCGGGACAGCCTACAGAAGGGTACAGAAGAACCCAGCTGATTACTGGTTCTACCTGTGGAATGGTGTATATACAGATGAGGATTATGAACTCATTTCATACAACATGCTTGTCAATGGATGGTTGAACATTAACAAGGCATATGAGTACCTGGAAGAAACAACAGGACACCCTAATGACTATGGTAGCATCTTGAACTTCTATGGTGGTGCAAACAACCCTTCTGCAACAGGAAAGGAACAGGACAGGGAAAAACCAGTTGAGGTGAAGAGCAGGATAACAGCATATGCACCAGATAATGGTGTACCACCAGAGTTCCTTGAAGAAGATGATTTATGGTGGCTGTTCAAGTCAAACTATGACCTTGATGACAGAGGATATGATCCTATTCTTGTAAAGGCAAACAAGACCAGTTCAGCATTTGGTTCAGATGTACAACCTTCTGGTACACACAGGACTGTATATCACCAGGTGTATGCCAATACTGTACTCAATGGATTAAACAGCCAGACACTTGAAATAAGAATGTCACAGTCCTATTCCAGGACAGGTATAGATGTACCTATCAGTGTACTCAACAACAACAGTGCATACAACAACAACTTCTATATGGAACTTAACAGTGATGATGGAAATGTCTATTATGATCCTATCATCAAACAGTCAGATACCTCATACTTCCCACAACCTTGGAACTGGGACAGTGTTATGGTAGATGACATATACTTCAACAGGTATGCTACTGGTCATAACAAGAGGATTACACCAGTATGGGACAGAAGAAGGATAGATGTATATATCCAGGTAAGTGGTGGTGTCCTTCAATTCAATGGTAAGGAATGGGTGGAGGATACAGCTTTCAATCCTTCAAACTCTTTCTATCTGTTGAAGTTGATGAACTATGAACAGTTGTTCCATAAGGACTATAACTACAATGTGATTGAAACATCTGATGGCAATCACTATTCTTTGACTGATGAAAATTTCAGTTACAATGTGGACACACATGGTGGTGTGGTGCAGAATCCAACATCCTTCAACAGATACTGTACTCCATACAAGGCAGAGGAAAATGACTGGACACAATGGATAAATGACTGTGGTGAGGGTTATCTTTCTCTTAATCTTCCTACTGTTGAGGCAGGTGTGGCAGATGTGGTTGTGGACATCACAAACTCATCACTTCTTGGAAGCACTGGTGGATCTGTGATGAACAACACCAAATTTGTACCTTTTTATTTTGAGTACATTGGTCTTGGTGAAATCACAGAGGAAGGAGTGACCCATGATGTTGTTCTTTCACCAGATAACATTGGTAATAAATATGGTACCATTGGTTACTGTCCTGGCATGGGGTCAAAGATGGACTTCATACCAAACAATGTGACTTATGTAAAAGGTGAGCACCTGGATTTGAGCATATCAATTGATGTACCTGAAAGTAACCTTGGCCAGATGTTCTCACAGTCTGACATCAAGTACATCATCAACAACAATGAAAACTATGATGAGGAGTATGTGATGAATGACTTCAAGGAAAACACCTACAACCAGCTTGTCAATGATTCCTTCTCATATCTTCTGTTTGAGAATGACAGGGCATATGCAGAACAGTTCTTCATCAACAATCTGGAAGTAAGACCTGAATGCTACACAGTCCAGGCATATATGAACTGGTTGAGTAAGATAAGGAAGATTTACACCAAGACCCTGTTACCATTGAGGTATTCACCAAGGCAGTTTACCAACTTCAAGGACTTCATCACATCAAGTGAGGTAGGTGATAACAAGTTGATGGTAGTATCTGATTCCTGGGACTTGAAGACAGACAGACATACTGTTACTGCCATTGAGGCACAAGACCTGGAAGTGTATGAAGTTGATGCTTACACAGTACAGGAATTGCCACGAAAAGCACGAAACGAAAGGTGGAATCTACCTACTGTTTCAAGGAAATAGTTGATAAAGAAGAGGTTGATAGTAATATCAACCTTTTTCTTTTTATGTGTACATAAATATCATAAGAAAACTTGAAAAACTATTTTCATAAATACAATAAGAATGTATTTAAAAGTAATGTTCATAAATGCAATAAGTTTTGTTATATTTTAGATAGAAGACAGTTCTGGTCTCCCAATCACCTACCAGATATATAAGACAAACATAGAACCTTTGGTCAGAAAAGGAGGGGAGCCTGAGTATGACCATTGGTTCTTTTTATAATGCTATGGAAAAAATAGATATTGAATTCAACTTTGATGAAGAAAGACTCAACCAGGTAATGGATGGGTTACTTGAAAAGGAACAGGAGTTCAGGAAGAAGACCTGGAAACCAAAGATGAAGAAGAAACCTCACTGGTCAAAGGTATATGAGCAGTTGAGGGATGAGGATTTGAAGAAGAAAGGATATTTAAAATAATTAAAAATTAAAGTTATGGAAAAAGTAGAAATTAGAAGATGGGTTGGTGAAACCATTGAACTCATCCTAAAGGATGAAATTAATGAATCAAAATTAGCCAATGAATTGAAAATTTGTTTGTATTATGATGACTATGATGGTATATGGAAATCAGAAGTTCATATTATGAAAATTGTTAATGGTAAATGGGAAACCTGTAATTATTTCAGATTTACAAAGTACTTTTCAAACAACTGGGATATGATTACAAGACCATGGATTTTTGATATGATAAATGATATTACTGATGAAGTAATGAAATATACAAAATAATATTGTTGATAATGGAAGAAGTAAAGGATTATTTGGCAGAAACTGATAGGAAGTTAGAAGAAACTGAAAAGAAGAAATCTTGGGAAGATAAGCTTCAAAAGGATGTGTTTTCTGTAAAAGGTGTCACTGTTGAGAAAATAAAGAAGTGTCCTGACAACATCATTGTATTCCTGGAAAACCACCCAAAGTATGCAGGAAAACTGAAATACAATGAGTATTTGAGGATGAAGGAATATGATGGCAGGGAGTTCAATGACTTTGACCTCTCCATTATAAACAATGATGTACACAGAAACCTTGGGTACAGTAACAAGGGTTGGACAGAAGACAGCATCAATGAGGTGTTCAACAAGAATAGATACAACCCTGTGGAAAACTACATCAGGTCTCAAAGGTGGGATGGTAAGAAAAGGATAGAATCATTATTCATAGACCTGCTTGATGCAGATGACACAGACCTGAACAGAAAGATGACAGAAAAATGGATGATTGCTGCTGTCAAAAGGACTCTTGAACCTGGTTGTAAGTTTGATAATATGATTGTACTGCAAGGAAGCCAGGGCATTGGTAAGTCAACATTGTGTGAAAGACTGGCAAAGGGATTTTTCAGCACTATATCACTGGATGAAATTGATAATAAGGATATAGTTGACAAGATGAACAAGACCTGGATAGGAATCATTGATGAAATGGACAACTTCAACAGGAAGGAAATGACCAAGGTCAAGACATTCCTGTCACAAGGTAAGGATACTGTAAGATTGGCATATGCTAGGAACACCACTAATTTTGAAAGACACTGCATCTTCATAGGATCAACCAATGATGACACATTCTTAAGAGACAGCACATCAAGTGTGGAAAGAAGGTTCTGGGTCATAAAGTGCAACAAGACCAAGATGGATAACAAAATCAGCAAGATAATGACACCTGAATATGTAGACCAGCTGTGGGCAGAAGCATACTGGTACTACAAGCTGGATCCCAAGCAGTATCTTGATATGGATACAAAGATGTTTGAAGAGTTTGCAAAGGTACAGAGTCAGTTCAAGACATATAATGATGATGATCTTGTAGAGTATATAAGGGATATACTGGATGGTGACTACTATATCAACAAGGATGGTGAAGTGTATGATATATCACAACTGGATAACAGCACTGTCACTGGTTTGAAGTATAAGATAAACAAGATCAGACCTTTTGTCATCAGGGAACTCTTGAACAGGAAGTTCCATGAACCAAGAGGTGTCAAGTATCTTGACCAGGCACTTTCAAATGAGTGGGTATATAAGGATGCATGGTTTAAGAAACTAGGTAAGGTAAAAAAAGCCTGGGTCAGGAAGGAAGAAGTAAAATCACCAGGTAAGGTGGTTGATCCAATGGATGCTTTCACTGATGGACTTGATATATAACCTTTGCTTTTTGCTATCTTTCAGTCAATTCCCTATATAGTATATAATTTAAAAAAAAATATAGTTTATATAAAAAAATTAGGCAAGGCAAGATAGGTTAAGGTAGAAGTATCTAGAACAAGGATTTTGACCTTGCTTTTGACCTTGCTTTTAATAAAAAAAAATAGGCTATGAAAATAAATGAGTTGTTGAATAGTAAAATTTCCCTCTATAAAAGGGTGAATGAGACAAAAAGTATGACAATTACACTGGATGATTGGCTACATAAAGTATCACCTGCTGCAAAGAAGTACATCAATGATATTAGGACAACCAATGAAAGTGACCCCAAGGCAGCAAAGGTCATGAAGACTGCAAATCTTCCTTGTGTTACTATATCTGGTCTGTTTGAAGGTGAGAGGAAGGCCAGTATGGTTACACAGATGAATCCAATCATTTGTGTGGACATTGATGTTATACCAGAAGGTATGACACTTGATGAGTTGAAGAAGAAGGTATTTGAACTACCATATGTGTTCTATGTGAGTCTGTCAGCAAGAGGTGAAGGTATCTTTGCATTGGTATATTACAACACAAAGTATGACTTCCTCACCACATTCAAGTCATTACAGTATGACTTCAAGTTAATGGGTATTGAGATAGATAAAGCATGCAAGGACATATGCAGGTTGAGGTTTGTATCTTGGGATGAAGATACATTGGAGAAGGAGGATGTGGATATGTATGAGGGGGAGTATCTGGAACAGTTTATGGACCCACATTTCTATAAGAAGGAAACTAATACTATGAATACAAGTCAGATGTATATGGATGATATATTCACATACAAGACCATAAAGTACTTAATAAACCACTGTGGTTATAGGGCAGATGATTATCAGGACTGGTTGATGGATGGTTTCAGACTTGCTACCTTTGGTGATTATGGACATGCATTGTTTATGCACCTGTCACAACACAGTGATAACTTTAATGAGAGAGCAGCAGAGAGAAAGTGGAGTGAGTGTGTGAAGACTACACAGATGAGTAAGGACTGTCTGTTATACTATTATGGTGAGGCAAAGAGGAGATTAGGTTTCAATTGGAAGAGAATCATCAATTGTAGTTAAGGGAGGGGGGCAGGTCACCCCCTCAGAGGGTAGGGGGAGTTGAAAAATTTCAAAAGTTGCCGGAAAC